GGGTTGGGACATGACCCAACTGAAGGCCGAGAATCCGAACACGACCTATGAGATGTTCGTCAACGCCAAGCTGCGAGAGGTGGCGCGTTGCCTGAACATGCCGTTTACCATCGCCGCGCTGGACTCGTCGCAGAGCAACCTGTCCGCCGCGTACTTGGACCATCAGACCTACGCCAAGTCCATCGGCATCGACCGCGACGACATGGAGCGATTGCTGGATCGGCTGCTGGACGAATGGCTGACCGAGGCCATCCGCGTTCCCGGCCTGCTGCCCGAACTGCCCAAGGTAATCAATCACTCCTGGCGCTGGCCCGGCATCGGCCAGCATGCGGACCCAATGAAGGTTGCGGCCGGCGCGAACATGGAGCTGCAAAACAACTCGACCACGCTGGCCGAAATCTGCGGCAAGCGCGGGGCGGATTGGGAGGACGTGCTGAGACAGCGCGCCAAGGAACGCAAGCTCATGCTGGAGCTGGACCTGGTCGAAGCTCCGTTATCGCCCGACCAGCAGGAACAATCTGCGAAGGACGAAGAGGCGCCGCCGCCGGGGCGTGGCGCGCCGGGTAGACCCCGTAACAGGTAAACCAATGAAAACCAAAAAGAGCCCAGCGGCTGCCCAGCAGTCGCAAGTGTTTCTCCGCGCCGACGCCGACATCCAGATCCAGGCTGAGGCGGACGGCAAGGTCAAGCGGCCAACGTTCAAGGTGGCCGCGTACAACGGCGGGGCACTGCGCGTTGCAGGCTTTTTTCGGCCCGTGGTCGTGGACCTGGCCGGGCTTCGCGCTGGCGCCGGCGGTCGCGTTGCGATGTTGAAAGATCATGACCCGACCCAGGTGTGCGGGCAGGGAACGGCCACGATTACCGCCACGGGCGTCGTGGTGGAGGGGCAGTTCACCGGCGACTACGAAGACAAAGACCAGCCTTGCGGCATGGTCGTGTCGCACGCTAAGGGCGGGTTTACATGGGCGGCCAGCATCGGAGCATGGCCGGAACGCACCGAGTTCGTGGACGCGGGGGCCAAGGTGACTGTCAACGGGCGGGAATTCGCAGGACCAATCAACGTCGTCCGAGCCGCGCGGCTTGGCGAAGTGTCATTTGTCGCCGTTGGAGCTGACGAGACAGCCAGCGCAACGGTTGCGGCGTCAGCCGCGGAAAGGTCTGTCATGTTCAACGAATGGCTGAAGGCCCGGGGCTTCGAGCCCGACAAGCTGACCGATGCTCAGCAGAGCAGCTTGCAGGCCGCGTACGATGCTGAGCAAAAGCCCGCGCCTGTCAAGGCTGAGCCCGCGCCAGCTCCGGTGCAGGCCGCGCCGGTGCAGGCCGATCCCGTGGCTGCGCTCCGTGCCAGCGTGGCCGCTGAGCATGAGCGCATCGCCTCCATCAACAAGGTGGCGAAAGAGTTTCCACAAATCGCCGCCCAAGCGATTCGTGAAAACTGGGATGTGACGAAGGCGGAGCTGGAGGTGCTGCGCGCCAGCCGTCCCATCGCCGCACCCGCCGGCATCGTGCGCGACAACAGCGCCGACGCGACCGCCATCGAGGCCGCGATGTGCCTGACCGCCGGCCTGCCGGAGCAGTGGGTTGGCCAGCACATTTCGGCCGACAAGCGCGAGCAGGCCATGAACCAGGCCGTCAGTGCTCGCATGCGTGGCTTCAGCCTGCATGCGCTCATGGACACCGTGATCGCCGCGGCCGGCCGGAATTTCGTTGGCTCGCGCAAGAGCAACGACTTCATCCGCGCCGCCTACGAAGCCAACCGGGCCATCAATGCCAGTGGCTTCAGCTCGGTCAGCCTGAGCGGGATCCTGAGCACCGTGGCCAACAAGAGCCTGGCCGCGGCCTATGACGCCGTTGAGGTGACGTGGCCGACGTTCTGCGCCGTGCGCAGCCTGAGCGACTTCAAGGCGCACACCCGCTACCGCCTCGATTCCAGCGGCAGCTTCCGCAAGGTCGGCAGCACCGGCGAGCTGAAGCACATCGGCCTGTCCGATGACACCTTCACCCTTCAGGCCGACACCTACGGCGCGCTCATCAGCCTGACCCGGCAGATGCAGATCAATGACGATCTGGGCGCGTTCACCCAGCTTCCGTCGCTGATCGGCCGCCTGTCGGCCATCCGCGTTGAGGAAGGCGCTTATGTGTCGCTGCTGGCTAACACGGGCAGCTTCTTCGCGGCCGGCAACGGCAACTACATCAGCGGCGCAACGACCGCCCTGTCGATGACGTCGCTGACGAGCGCGGAGCAGAAGTTCATGGACTTTGTGTCCGACGGCAAGCCCGTGCTCGTGCGGCCCAAGACCCTGCTGGTCGGCACCGCCTTGAAGACGACCGCCGACAACCTGTTCGCCGAGAAGCTGTTGATCGCTTCGGGCCTGGCCAGCACCAGCACCAAGACGCTGGAGCCGGCTCGCAACCCGCACGCCGGCAAGTATCCGGCCATCGCCAGCCCCTACATCAACAACACCGCCATCAAGGACCAAGACGGCGCGGCCATCACCGGCCAGTCGTCTACGGCTTGGTTCCTGTTCGGCGACCCGTCGATCCTGGCGGCCATCGCCATCGGGTTCCTGAATGGCCAGCGCACGCCGACCATCGAATCGAGCGACACCTCGTTCGAGACGCTGGGCATGCAGTGGCGCGCGTACCACGACTTCGGCGTGGGCTACGAAGACGAGAAGGGCGCTGTCATGTCCGCCGGCGTGTAACGCTGCCGGCTCGCGTTGAGTTCACTCGGGGGCGGGTTCGCCCGCCCCCATTTCTCCCCAACTTTGGAGTTTGACCATGGAAGCGAAACTGGTTCATGGCAGCCCCGTGATGGTTGACTACACCCCGGGTTCTGCCGTTTCCGCTGGCGACATCGTTGTCGCCGGCAACGGCGTGCGCATTGCGCACGATGACATTGCGGCCAGCCGCCTGGGCGCTATGGCCGCGGGCGGCGGCGTCTATGACATCGTGAAGTCGGCGGCCTACGGGTACACCGACGGCGACGATGTGTTTTGGGATGCCAGCGGCACTCCCGTGGGCGGCACCGCTACGGGCGCCGCTACGTTCAACGACACCGGCGTCTGGATCGGCAAGGCCGTGGCGAGCTGCGCGGCCGGCGCCAGCACCGTGCGCGTTCTGCACGGCATCACCCCGACCACGGACCAGGTGAGCTAACCACCCGTGGCTAACCTTTTGACGACAGGCGTGGCGTTTCTGGCGAGCCAGCGTGCGTTGCACATGGCGTCGTCCGTTACCTACGCGCGCCCCTCGACCGGCCACACCGTTTCCATTTTGGCGACGGTGGGCCGGTCGATGGGGACTGTCGAAACGCCGGCCGGCACCATGCGCGTGGCCGCAAACGAGCGCGACTACCTGATCACCGCGGCCGATCTGATTCTCAACGGGGCCCTCACCGTGCCGCAGCGTGGTGATCGCATTACCGACGCGGCGGGCACATGGGAAGTCCAGCCGATGCTGGGCGAGCCGTGCTATCGCTTCTCCGATCCGCACGGCGTCAGTCTGCGGATTCATACCAAGCGCGTGTAATGGCCTCAACTCTGAAGCAACTGGCCGATGCGGTTGTGACGCTGCTGAATGCCGGGAGTTTCTCCCAAGCATTCACCGCCGAGCACATACCAGCGCCCTACGCCAAAACAGAGGACATTTCCTCAGTCAAGGTGGGCGTGGTCGTGCCAGCCCGCGCAAAGGAACGATCCACCAGGGGCAGCGACCGCGCTGAGTACGCCGTCGAAATCCACGTCCTAAAAAAATTCGCGCTCTTCACAGACGCGGGCCCAGATGCAACGGAGTTTGACGGGCTGGTGGAGCTGGCCGAGGAACTGGCCGACTTCTTCGGCCCGGCCAACCATCGCATCGACTCGCCGGAAGCTCTTTGGACATCGACCCTGCACGACCCGGTAGTTGACGGCGACTTCCTCTTTGAGGGCGTGTTCGGCTCGTTGATCACGCTCACGTTCAAGCTCTGACCCTTAACCAGCGGCGCACGCCGCAGGACACCACAATGAAAACTGGATTGGACTGCAAACTGTACCGGCTCAGCACCGGCACCCGCGCGTCCTGGGGCACCGCCGACAGCGACGGGGTGCACGAGGGAACCGCGCCGGGAAATCTGGACGAAATCGCATCGGCCCGCGACGTTACCAAGTCGTGGGAGAATACCGAAATCGAAGGCGGAACGTCGCGTGGATCGCTGATGAAGAAATATCGCAGCGGCACCACGGGCGTCAGCCTCGAAATCACGATGCCCTATGACAACGACGACGCCGACTACGTTGCGCTTCTCGGCTCCCTGCTGGGCCGCGAAGTCATCGCCCTGGCCGTGCTCGACGGCGACAAGGCTACAACCGACACCATGGGCCTTTGGGCGGACTTCGAGGTTATGAGCAAGTCCGACCCTGAGCCGCTGGAGGAAGAGGTCGTCGTGACCTTTGTCTTGCGGCCGTCCGCGCAGTCTTCGGTTGACCCGGAGATTGTGCGCGTCACCGCGTCGTAACTCACCACCCGCCTCCTGGCCGAGGCGTCGCGTTTCTCCTTTGATGCGGCGGCGACGGCTGGCCAGAGCCGTTGCCCGCCGCATTTTTTATTACCATGAAGACCTTCAGAGACAACGCAGGCAGGACGTGGACGATCGCGCTGAACATTGGCTCGTTCAAGCGCGTGCTGGGCATGACCAAGCTGGACCTGCTGGGCGACCCTGGCGAAGCGGTCGCGCGTATGTCGCGTGACGGCATGGCCCTGTGTGATGTTGTGTACGCCATCATTAAGCCGGAGGCGGACACCCAAGGCGTCAGCGACGAGCAGTTCGGCGAAGCCATGGGCGGCGAGCCCATGCGTCTGGCGACCGATGCGCTGATGGAGGAGCTTGCGGATTTTTTCCAGAGATACCGCCCCGACCTGGGCAACGTCGTGGCGGCCACCCTGAAAAAGATCAAGCAGGTGGACCCGGCGGCGGCGCGGCTGGCGATGGCCAAGCTCAACGATTTGGACGTAGAGGCGCTGGTTGGCGGCTTGTCTACCAGTGCGCCGGAATCGCCGGAGTAGACCCGGACACGTTCACGTTGCGGGAGCTGTACGAAATGGCTCAGGCCCGCAGTGAAGCAAATTGGGATCACACGTCGCTGATTGCATCGGTGATCGCCAACGCCGCGCCGTTCCGCAAGGGCCGGACGTTCAAGCCCGACGAATTCCGGCCGCAAGTGCGGGAGCCTGTAACCATAAAGGGCCGGGCGATGGTGGACGAACTGCGGGCATTCCTGAAGCAATAGGTGTAAATGCTCACGCTGGCGCCACAATCACAGACCGGCCTTGCGCTCAGGGTGCAGGTCAAGCGCTGGTTTTTCGACCGTGAGGCCGTAATGTCGGCCGTTGACCGCAAGACCCACAAGGCCCTGCGCTGGGCGGGCGGGTTTATTGCCAAGGTGTCGCGGCGGTCGATGAAGCCCGCCGGAAAGAGCAACAAGGTGTCTTCGCCCGGCGAGCCGCCGCGATACCACACCAAGCAACTGCGCGACAATATCTTCTTCTGGTATTTGCAGCCTCAAAAGACCGTCCGCGCTGGGCCAACGGACATCAACCAGAAAAACTCGTGGGGCATGGGCCAGACTGTCCCGCAGGTTTTGGAGTTCGGTGGCACCGTCCGAATGATGGAGGCCCAGAAGAACGGGACATGGCAGCGGGCCGATCTGCGTTCCCGTCGCCGCCTTGGTGGACTGCCAATGCGTGTGCGGACTGCGCGGTACAGGCCGCGCCCGTACATGCAACCGGCCCTTGGCACCGCCATTGAGAATGATCGGCTGCCCAAGCGCTGGGCCATGGGTGTAAGCGGCAACTGAATGCGCCTCCACTACATCACTCACTGGTATCGTGACGCCGACCCGCGACGTTGCGAAGAGCAGGCCGAGGCTATCCGCCGGCAGGCCGCGCAGGCTGACAGCTTTACCGTGCTGGCCGTCGATGATGGCTGCCCACTGGCGGCCGTTCGCATCGACCACCGGCCGACGTTTGCCGAGCTTGTGGCCCAGGCCCGGCCGGACGCAATCAATCTGCTGGCCAACAGCGACTGCTACCTTGAGTCGCCCGAGCAGCTACAGAACCTTTGCGAGCATGAGGCGTGGTGCCTGTCCCGGGCCGACCAGTGCGTCGCCTGCTCGCAGGACGCATGGGCGTGGCGTGGCCGCATCTGGCTTCGCGGCGATGGCGGCGACTACACCCAGGGCATCCCGGGTTGTGACAACCGATTCGCGTTTGACTTGGCCGCCGCCGGGATGTTGCCGACGAACCCGGCCCGGAGTGTGACGCTGCACCACCTGCACGCATCGTTTGTCCGCCGCTACGGCGAGATCAGCCGGCTGCCGCACCCGTACCTGTTCGTCGAGCCTGTGGAGCTGGGCCAGCACAGCCGGCTGGAGTTTCGCGGCGCACCGGCAGACGCCGCGCGGATCGCCAGACTGCAACACCTTTTTGTGGATTTGAAGCAATGAAATATGACGTGCCCATTGGCATGGAGGTAACGCTCAAGATCGGCTGCCCGAATGCCTGCGACTACTGCCCGCAGGGCGTGCTG